TGGGTCTTGTAAGAACCTACGAATGGCTGCGATATTACCACTTTCGTTGTCTTCGTACATTGGAGGTGGTTCTTGATTTCCTGAAATATATCCTGGCATTTGTGCTGGTATATCAGAAACTAAATCCGATCTTGAAGGTGATGAGGCAGTTCTTCTGGATTTATCAAGAGCATTAAAAGCGTGAACAAGTATTGGAGTAAAGAGGTCCGAGGCTATACTACCCAAACCAGGAGATGGTTTTTGAGTAACCGCCCCCGTCGTTACACTTGGCCCACTAGTAAGTTTACTAGTAAGAGGATCTATGACATTTTTGGGAGCTACTATATTAGAATAACCTAGTCCTAATTCCTTTGCCTTGTCTATATCAAAATTGCCCATTCGATCTTTTGGATACATTTGGGCAGCTATAGCTTCATACAATGGATCTACTACTTCAGCATCATCAAATCGTGGTCCGGGTATTACATCTGTAGCGTGACCAGAACTAGGACTAGGATGAAAACCCGGTGGCCCAGTTCTCTGGCGATATTGGGGCTGGAGCAGGAGTTGGAGAAGTTGTTAATGGAGAGCCACTTACAAGCTCTGCTATTTGGCTAATTAAGTCGGGGTTATACCCGATAGTATTAAGATTCGCGGCGACTGAGCCTTCTGGATCCTGTCTTCCCAGCCCAAAATGGCTTTTAATCCCAGCTAAAAGACTTGCAGCTTCAGCTTGTTGTACTGCTTTTTCAGCTTCAGCCCTAGCTTGTGCAGCAGCGATTGAACGTCTTTCTGCGTCAAAATCTCCGGCAAATTCACCAAAGCCTGACATATAACCTGATATATCACCACCGCGACTAGCAATATCACCTAACGCTCCACCAAATCCTAGACTTTCTTGTGATGCCATAACTTTCTACCTATACAGCCAAGAACAATTCACGTTCTTTAGCTCTGCGTTTCACTAAGCCTTTAAGTATCCTACCACCTGCTCTTCTCCACTTAGGAAATTCATCAGCCGCTGCTTCGTACCAACCTCTATTTAATTTCATTCTTAACGTACTGCGCTGGAAGTTCCCGCTACCTATATTGTATATTATTGAAGCTAAACTTGAATACATATTCTCAGTCAACTCAGCCTTAACTAGCTTTTTAATTGCATGATCAACGTGACGTAGCTCTCTTAATAGTAACGCCTCTCCTTGTTCTTTTGTAACCTTCTTATGATTCATATTAACTTTCTCACCGTTAATATCCCAAGTTGAACCGTATCCTATTGTTGCAATACCCGCAGGACATTTATAAGGACGGCTAGACCACCCTTCGTAGTACTTAATAATGTCTAATCCGGCTTCGTTGATTCTCATTTTCTATTAAAACTTCTCTGCCCGAACCAAAAACTGACCACCGCAGCCCAGACAGCTTGGAATTCAGCATTCCAAATCATCTTATACTGCTCACTTGTGATCCAATCCATGTTTACTGAAAACGTTAAGAGTGCAAACTCAATAAATAGGCAGTAGGTTATTATCGGTCTAACACTTGCGGAAAGGTTGATACACCACATACTTGATTTACGAGTAATACTAGCGTGTTCTTTATGAAGAGCTTCAGTCTCACGGATATCTGCGTCGATATCCATCATCTGCATCTTCTGCTTACCGATTTGCAACTGTTGTTCTAGTTGCTTATCCATCATCTGTAGTTCGTGTTTCTGATCTCTCTTCTCTTCAAAGTATCCAAGTACCTTTGGGAGAAAAGAAGTACCAAACCCAAGAACTGATCCGACTAAACTAAGCATAACTGCTCCTATATAGATTTATTCCGTTTAACTTCTTGCATGTTAACTCCAAAGTCCATTACGCAAGATAGCCCATTTACTACTCGTACTAACGTCCATGTGTTATTCTTTCCAATGAATAGAATTATAATAGCACCGTCATTTGCCATCCCCGCCCTTGTTGGGATTTCCTTAAAAGTATTAACTAGTATATCTGTCATCTGTTTAGCTGGTGCACAACCAGGTATTGGTCGTGCATCTTTAGCAGAAGGAAGTTCTTCTAACTGTTTCCTTAAATCAATTGTCGTCATCATCTGGTCAACTGGTGCATCTTCTACAGTCTGACAACCCGCCAACGTCAGGGCTAATAAGGCCAATACAAGTTTCATTGATCTGCGAACCAAGTTGCAACTGCCCAAACTGCCGCGCCAAAAGCTGCGAAGAACCCAAGCATCTTTAAAAAGACCTTGTACCCACCACGAACCTGATCAAGCTCACGTTCAACATTATCTAGCTTGACTTTAAGTTCTCGTTCTTCATTTATATGCGCGTCATGCCGCTCACGCAGTTGATCAATTGAACGGCCAATAGACTTAAATCCAGCTTCAACAGTAGCTTCCAGCTTTGCTAATCTTTCACCGTGTTCACTCATGTTTTTACTCCAGTAGGTGGATGAGAACCGTTATGTAAGCTATCTGTCTTATCTGCTTGGCGTTCTACCGCTTTTAATCTAGCACTCAACTCACCCATTTCTCTATGGAATCCTTTTAATTCTTGTGGCGAGTTTATGCCCTTTAGTGTTTTAATCTGTAGCGCATGTTCTCCTCGTTCAGATTCAGCTTTATCAAGTCGAGCATCAAATACCTTTCTGTGTTCTTCAAATCGCTTAATCAGTTCATGCAAGTCTTCCATGACACGGGATAGATTTGACTTCACTACCGCATATCCACCCGCAATGGTGGCTAATACCATGATCCCTTGAATTGCATGACTAGCCGTTAATTCCATACTATTGCCTTATTTTGGTGAAGTCGCCGCATAGTACAAAAACCAAGATATGAAAGCTATAACGAGAATTATAATCAATGCCTTTCCTACTTCAGTTGCAACTTTTTTATAAAATATCTTATCTTCTTCTGCTTTTTCTTTCGCCGCTTTTCTAGCCTTTTTAGCAGCTTCTTTATGCTCTTTAATCCGTTTAGCTTGCTCTTCTTTTATTGCAGCCCAAGTTCCCTTTCCCCATTTAGCGTCTACCTCTTTTGCTAACCCTTGTAGTGCTAAGTAGTTCTGTTTTTCCTCTATAATATCAGTTGTAACTGACGATATGGATGTATCATCGCTATATGCTTCGGTTGTTTCTCCAGCCCGTATACGAAGGACTTGCTGCATCCGGGTCTTTGGCTTTTTCTTATTAGGAGATTTCTTTGCATGCTGCTCCTGATTGTGAAATAGATCACCTAAAGCAGTGCTAATCTGTTTTACATCTTTTGCAGTTTTTAATACCCCTTTGACGGCAGCTATAGAGGCGGCAATGGTAAGAGGATCCATTTAACATCCTCTTATGGCTTCGACGGCCAACTTGGACTGGCAGGATCAGCAGTATTGGCTGGTAGATCACGAAGTGCTTGCCGGTAAGTCTTCATGTTGTCTGCTAATGTCGTGTCTGACATCGCATGGAAGTCTGTCTCGACCAGACGTTGGTTACGTTCAGAGCGTAACGCCGCCCACTTACTTGCAGTCTCGTCAGCAGCTAGTTGATCTGTGTCTTTGACAGGTGAGTCACCTGACACATCCCAGTATGCAAGGTTATTATCTAAGCCCTCAACTACCTTGCCACCAAAACTGACAACGTGAGCATCAGCGTCTG